GGCTGGCGGCTGTGCCGACGCGGACGTACTCGTCAGGGTCAATTCGTTTTGCCATGCCCCGATTGTACTCGGTCGGATACGGCAGGCAATCCGAACGACCCTATGTTGTGGGAAGAGCGCACTAGTCACGTTGCGGCAACGCGGCCATGTACGTCGCCTCGTCGATCTCTTCGACGCTTCCGCTGGACAGAAGCTGCGGCAGCATGTCGGACGCCACGGGCAACTCGCAGAATGACTGATCGACAGCCAGCACAACGCGATCCTGCGAGTCATGCGGTGCAGTTGCCGCAGGCTCAATGCACGTTTGAACGCCCGGCTTGGGGTGCCCCCACGCTTGGTCTAGCGTCAGGCGCACCTGTTCGTACACCGTATCGGTGCTGCGGAAAAAGCGCTGGCTCATGCGACGGTGATGCCCCATTTGGTCCCAAGGTACCGTTCAACGGACTGGCGTTCCGATGTTGTGAGCGCACGGCTGTAAATGATGGCCTCGCCAATCGCGCCGGCAAAAAACGAGCCTGAGCCAATGCTGCCGATATATAGCTTTTTTGAGAACTGCACAGCCTTTGGTGTGACAGATGCCGTTCCGTTGTTGGCCCCATTCACCCATATGTTCGACGTGTCGGAGCTTTGGCTGCTACTCAAAACGAATGGGGTAGATTGCAACACGGCAAGCCCTGAAATAGCACCGACAGCCGAATCTGCCGCGTTGGTCAAAAACACCCTAGCACTCCGAGCGCTAGGAAATGTTCCAGACCATAACCGCTGGTACTGCGGCGGTCGCGTTGCGGAAAAATCATCTTGACTGATTATTCCGCCACCACCCTGCGCGTCTGCCCGGCAGACGCTAAACACGGTCCATGTGTAGTCGGCCCCGATAATGGTGACATTGCCGGAGGTGACAAGTTCGTCGTTTGTGCCGTCATACAAGATAGCCGCCTTGCCGCCGATTGTTGCAGTGTACGCAGGCTGGTTGTTTGCTGTTGTCTGGAGCAGCGTCTTCCCTGAACCAACGCCGCTTTTGTCTCGCCAGTCGCTCACGCCGGTGGCGACCGTAATGGTGGAAGAGTCGGCGGCGTCCCACCATCCGACAAGGCCGCTGATGTTTTTCGGGCTGAACCCTGTTGCCCGTGGGCGCAGTAGACGCGGTGACATTCCCATGAAATGCGCTCTTGTAGGTTGATAGACGGTCTTAGCGGTCCAGCCAATACCGAAGGTCGCTCTTGCCGGCGTATCCAACTTTCCTGGCGACCTCCTGGCCGTCCTTCAGGCGGATGAACGTCGGCACAACTTTTATCCGGTAGCTGTCTCCCAGCTCCGAACGGGAATCCATGACGTGCAGCTTGTGCGGGTCGGCCATCTTGGGGTCTTGGGCGAAGTCCTTCTTAAAGCTCTCGCACGGGCTGCACCCCGGGCGGGTGAAGGCGATGACATCGTCGGCGATAGCTGGCACTGCCAGGGACAGGGCTAAAAGCAACACTCTCATGGCATAGGGTTAATGCCCTTCAACTGGGCAAGCCGTTCGTTGCGCAATTCCCGCAGAATCTCAGCTTGGTCCCGCAGGGCAGTGCCGATCTCACGCTGCGCCAGAGCCATCTCCTGAAGGAACGAGGCGTGGGCCGTCACCATTGGAACCACTATGTCCGTGCGCACAAACCAGAGGACGGCCGACGCCAGCGCAAGGCCGAAGCCGTACCGCTCCAGAAGTGAAAGGATCGTCGCCCGCTCGTTCATGCTGTCATCTCTGTCTTCCATTGCTTCATGGCCGCCCTGTTCGCCTCGTCGTTCGACCACCATTTCAGGAGAAGCTGGACCACCAGCGACACCAGCCCGCTTAATAGAAGCATCCATATAAAGCCATATTGCTTGGGTTCTTCGTCTGACATCACCTCGTCCATGCGGCGGATGGACTGCACCACGCCTTGGACAACCAGTTCTTGCTGATAGCCCTCTGGGGCGGCCGCAAACTCCTCCTCCTGCCAGTTTTCAATGGCAAGATCGATCCAGTTGTTGACCCGCCGCCGGCCGACCACCAGCCTGCGAACCGGCAACTGCCCCCACACGTCCTGCTTCAGTTCATCTAGCGTCATTCTTGCCCTCCTTGCACTTGCATGTGCCTGGGCAACCGCAGTCCACAATCGCAAGGCCGTCACCCGTGCGCACCTTCCCGGTGCCGTTGCACTTGCAGCTTGGGGGACATTCCTTAACGACGATGTTTTGTTTGTAATCTAGAAGGCCGTACGTGCCGTACACAGCGGCGACCGGGGCGAGGTCCCTGCGGGCGCAGCCAAGGAAAATCACCAGCAGCAGGGCGTACCTCATATGTTCCCCCTTGCTCCGTAGTCTGGCATCTTGCGCCGCGGCCAGCCCGCCACGGAGGAAAGCGCAAAGCAGGAGCAGCTATCGATGGTGTCGGCCAGCGCCCAGAACGATCCTTCTGGTATCAGCAGCTCAGTGCCGCGCACCTTGCGTCCACCTGAGTTGAAGCGGCCCCAGCTATTGAGCCACAGGACCAAAGCCTGCCCATACTTCTCATGCGTCTCTGGCCGATCATCAAAACCGATCCAACTTTGCGAGTGGCTCCATGACCCGCTCTGGCGAGACACGCCAAACTCATCTCTGGTACGGCTGAACCCAAGGCCGGAACAGTTGAACACGCCATACCCTGCGGCCAAGAAGTCTCGGACTTGCTCTCTGCCGGTGACCTTGGTGGCAGTGCGGATGAGATGCTCACGTCCAACCTTGGCGACGTTCTCCGGAGGAGGAGTTCCGCCCCACTTGGTTGCCTTGCTACCAGAGTAGGTTGTGAGATCAAACCCCAGCTCTGGGTACGGCTTGCGCGGCCACAGGCCTGCGTTGGTTGTCACCTGCCGCGCGGCATCAGAACACACCCAGCCGTTTGCCCCGCCGTGGCCACGCCACCAATAAATTGCCTCAGTCGAAAGGACGCCGTCACTGATCCCTTCTGGCGGTAGCTCAGGAGCGCCTTCGATCCGGCCCGTCACCTCGTCTGGCTTGGCGTCATAGATTTCGCAGGCGAGCGTGGTGAGGCAGGCGTTCTTGCATCCGTGGGAGACGCAGTCCCCAATATCCTGCGCTGGCCCCGGCCAGCAGCCTGGGAAGACCTGCTCCACCACAACCCAAGGGGTGACGAGCTTCCCCTTGCCGATGTCCTTCAGCCCCCACTCGTAGATGACATCGCCGCCGACCGGGTCACCGCCAGTAGCGCGGATGTGATCGGCGAACCGCCTGTCACTCTCTGCATCGTCACGGCATCCGATGAGCCCACCGGCATACTGCTCACCGATGTCACCAGCCATCTAACTTCTTGGCAATGGTGTCGCAGGCCTGGATCAGCTTCGGCCTCGTAGACTCATCGACCGGCTGTACCTCTGTGCCGCCCAGCGCTTCGGAAAACGACTTTTCGATGAAGTCATCCAAGCCTGGGTACTGCCCCACCGCTTCAGCGCGGATTGCCATCTTCAGGCAGGAGGTGTGAAATACCCTGAACCTGTCGGTGTCTGACAGTTTCTTCTCTTTGTCGATCAGGACTACCCTGGCGATGCCGCGGTAGAGGTCGGCAACGTACTGCGCCTCAGAGCGAGGCATGCCGAATGCGCCGGAACCGAAGTTCATCGCCGGCATCCCGTAGATGCCGAAGCCGACCAGCGCAGCGGCCAGGATGTACCGCATCAACGCACCCCATGATTCAGCATGATGTCCAAGAGCTTTTGGCACATCACCGCGCCTTCTTGGCATCCCAGCTTTCGCAGCCTGTGGGCCATGTGCAGGACCGACTCCAAGTCCTTCTGCGTGATCTCCGACGAACTCATCGGGGCCGAAGGAGATTTGAAGAGGAGGCTCCTCATCCACGGATAGGCGAATACAAGGACCCCAATCGCTATCGCTGCAAGACGGTAGTAGTCCATCTAGGTAGTCTCCAGCTTCTTCACTACCCAGTTCACCAGATCGTTCCCGGGCTCCGTGGCGATCACTCTCTGGCACAGGGACACAAGCTCGTCGTCCAGTGTGGTCTTGGTCTGCGCCGACAACCACCGGGCAGCGCCGCTGATGTGCTCGTTCCGCTCCGCATCCGACTTCGACTTGGAAATCTTGCTTGCGTAGAGGAAGAGCGGCAACCACTCCTTCAGTGCTTGGGCCTGTTCCCATATGGTCATTTCGCAAGCCTTACGAGCGGGAGGAGTGATTCGATGGCACCGGAGGCCAGGGCCATCACAAGCGGGCGCGCCACGGGGCGCAGCATCATCCACACCGGCCATGCCCAGATGGGGACGATCTTGTCGATCAGCTCGTCGTACAGAAGCGCCACGGCCTCCATGGCGTAGGCCTTCTTGGCCTCGCCGGTTTCCGGGATGGAGTCCAGAAACGAGACGCACAGCCGCAGCAGGGCGATGAGCAGCTCGCCAAAATCAGACAGGGAGAGCCCATCAACAGCGAGGCCCTTCGCCGTCTGGACGAAGAGCATCACTTTTTCGGAGAGAATCTTCGGGCTGTCTGCCGCCGCCACGGCGGCTTCGGTAATTGTGTTCATCCCTTCAACCCCACTTGGATCACCATGCCGGTCGTTGCGCCGGTCGCAATTGGTACGACGAACTTGCTGGCGAAGAGCGCGTCTGGGAGCGGATGGAACCCCACCGTGACGGCCGTAGTGACAGCGTTCCCGCCGTCGTAGACCTGCGCGCCAGTATCGCCCTGCGAGAGAGCTGCGTGCCAGTTGATCTGGGTGCAGCCGCTGCTGGCGGCGATGTAGACGATGCCGCCGGCAAAGTGGTTGTACGGAAACCTGCCCGTGGTGCTGCCGGCAGCGGAGTTGGCGGTGACGCTAAAGTTCGGGGCAAACTCACGCTTAATTTCTACGGACATTACTTTCCCTTCTTCTTCAGTGGGTGGGCGTGCTTTTCGATGATCTGTTCTCGGCTCATGCTGGGGTTTCTTCGCATCTCGTCTTTGATGATTCCTTCACTGAGGGCCTTTCTCTTTGGCGGCACCGCACGGCCTTCGACAGTGACAGCCCCTTCAACGTGGAGATTGCGTTCTTGCGCAACCCTTTTGACATCGTCCACGGAGGAAACCCACGCCTTCGGGTCACGCCACCCCCTCTTGTCTGCCAGTCCTCCCAAGTAGTACTTGCCAGTCGGATTGATCCCGGCCTCCTTGGCTTCCTTCAAAAGCCACTTGGCCTGTCGCACCGGCATCTCGTCAAACTGCTGCTGGTTGCTCCTGCCTTCAAAGAAAGCCCGGTCGGAACCCTTGGTGCCGGGAGGGGTCTGAAGCGCGCACATCTCGGCGAACTTCTCCCCAGCCCCAGCCTCCATGGCGGTTGTCCAAATCCGCGCTGCTTCCGGTCCTCTGCTTCTTATGTGGCTTGGAACGTCCATGAGTTACTGTCCTGCTGGGGGTGGGGGGCCTTCTTGCGGAGGCTGCTCCCCGGGGGGCGGGCCAGGGGGGGGCGGGGGAGGAGGCGGCACTACATAGCGGGAAACGTCGATGTCGTTTGCCCTTCCAAAGTCCTCCATGAGAGCGTTGAAGACCTGCGGCTGACCGGCCTGGAGGAGGCCCTGCGCCACCGGCATGAGGACCTGCATCGCCTGCTGGACCTGCTCCACCTCGGTCGCCTTGTTGGGCTTCCTCGCCGACCCGGCTTCGATTCGGTAGGAGTACTCTCGGACGATGGACTCAGGGTCCTCTCCCTTAACGTGCATCTGCCACGCCTGGGCGGCCATCATGCCCATGAGAGGCGCAACGTCCTGCGGCTCCACTAGCCAGCGCGCCATGAGGGCCTCCTTGCGGGCCACCTCGCTCATGGCGTCTTCCAAGATGTTGGCGTAGTCGTCGGGCCGAACGGAAATCTGTTCGGCCTTCACGGAGGCCTCTGCGGCTGACCTGAACTGGTTTCTGGTCATGCCGTAAATAAGCTCTGTCAGACCGACCCGCCGGTCGAAGAGGGCGGTGACCTCGGCGATGATGTTGTACATGTCCTGGGTCACCCCAGGCATCTGGAACACGCTGATTACGTCGTTGACAGAGCGACCAACGGCCTCAGAGATTTCAACGATGTTGAAGCCCTTCTCGCTCTTGTCCAGAATCTTCGCCTTCAAATCCGGGTCCGCGGCCTTGGCGACCCCGATCAGAGTGGTCGAAGAGATTGCAATGCGGCTGGCGAGGAAGCTCATCGCCCAGTTGATGAATTTCAACTCGCCCAACCCCGGGCGGATCAGGGAGATGGGCCATGAGTACCCAGGCTTGCCGTGGAGTGCGAACAGCGTGAACGGCCACCCGTTGGGCTCCAGCCAGAACGGGATCGGCCACATGACGTTTTGGAAAAGAGCAGGCGGGATGCCGGTCTCGTCCACTTCCTCCTGCAAGGCAGCAGGCGGGATGTTCAGCGGGAACTCCACCCCCTCTGCTACGACGAGGTAGCAGTACGGGCCGAGCGAATCGAACTTGCCCTTCAAATCCTTGTCGGCGTCTTTCAGGCGATCGCCGAACCCCGTCTTGGAATAGATTTCCCAGTAGACGATCAGGTCGTTCGTCTTCCCGTTCTTCTTCTTCATCTCGTAGCCACGGTCATCCTCAGACTCTCGGGCTCCGTAGCTTTCGATGTGGCCCTTCAGATCATCAGGATTCAGGCCGAACTTCTGGGCGACAAAGTCAATGGGATGACAACGCTTGCGGGCGCACCACAGGATGTCATCGAACTCGTCGGCGTCGGGGTCCCAGACGAGATTGTCCACGGTGTCGTAGAAGCTGCCGGCCATCTTCACGGACGCGCCGGGAGGCTGGTAAAGCTCATGCCACCAGACGCCAGCCCCCTTAATAAACGCCTCCTCCACCACCTTGCGGGAGTGGTGTTTGAGGTTCAGCTCATTGGGTGTGTAGTTCAGGTAGTCGGCCAAGAGGTTGGCGACGAGTCCGCGCCGCATTTGCAAGAACTGCTGCTCCTGCACCATCTGCTGGTACTGCTGCATCCCCGGATCGGGCATCATCACCGGCTGGCCGTCTGGGCCGATCACGGGGCCATTGGGCCCCATCTGCGGCACGGGCGGCTGCGGGAAGATGCCCAGCAGTTCCGGCCCGATCACCGGGTAGTTCTTGGGCTTGCAGGTCCTGACAGGGTTCCGGTGATGGATGACCGCCGTGAAGATACGGACGGCCTCCCAGACACGGTTAATGACGATCCGGAACGGCGGCGCGTCTATCCCCTTGTTGTAGCCCGCGCTTTGGGCCGTCCCCCACATGGCATCGTACTCGCCGCAGAAGAAGCCCATCGCCTCCTTCGCATCGTCCGAGAAGGGCTTTTTGTGCTTCTTCGCAAGTTCGATCTTCTTCAGCCAGTTGGTGACAATTGGCCGAAGCGGGTTTTCGTCTGCCATGTGGGTCTCCTACCTACTACTGCCCTTTTGAGCCCTTTCCATGGGCCAAAGCCTCCAGTTTCCGCTCCAGAAGCGAGACTTTTTCCGACAGGACCGAGAGGCGTGAATCCTTGGGTTTGTGCTCCCACGCGCCCAGGCGAGCCCATTCCGCGTTCTCAACGATCCCCGGATCGTCCTTGTGGTGGACGCTCGTCCGCTCCATACCGCCGAAGCCGGGGGCGGTCACCCACAGGGTCAGCGCGCGGGCCCCCGGTTTAATGACCTGCGCAATCTCAGGCTCCGCACCAGGGTGCGGGTAGAAGAAGACAAAGTCACCAAGCTCCGCAGTCGGCATCTGATAATCAGCCATTTTTCTTCTCTCCAGTCGCCCCTAAGAAAATGAAATCCTTGGCTTCGGCGCGTTGGCGCTTCTGCCTCTCTGCCATCCACTTCACCCACCAAGGGTCAGGGCCGTAACTCTTGGGTGGCTTGTGGTACTTTGGTTCGTACGCGCACATGTACTCACACGTCTGGCACGCATGCACCTCGCCGCGCGTGTAGGGCTCGTCCGTAACGAAGACCTGACCGTTGACGGTCGTTGTCTTCTTGCGGTAACGCTTCAGTTCCCGAATCAGGTTTGGGCAGGAGCCTTCCAAGATTTTGAACCTTGTGGTCCCGTCGCCGCGGATGTGCATCATCTGCCGCACAATCGCCGTTCGGGACGGGATGTCATCCGAGCCAGGGATGAACGATGTGCCGGTGATCTCCGCTTTAAACCCGTGCTTGCGGAGCTGCTCCGAATACAGTTCATGGGGCAGGCGGCCTGATCCCAGGTCACGCAGCGCGCCGCCGTGCATGTCCATGATCAGCGAGCGGATATTCTGGTTCTTAGCCTTCTTGCAGAACTCCTCTCCCCAGATCAGGGCGTTGGCGTTCCGCAGGTACAGCTCGTCATAGAAAAGCAAGAATTTTTCGTCTGGGGGAACAGCCGCAAAGAGCGTGGCCATGACCGTGTGGCCGGGGTCAATGGCAACGTACTTGGTCCAGTCATCCGGAACCTGCGGCAATTCTGTCCGTGGCAGGATGTGGACCGACTGGTTGAAGTTCGGGTACATGAGGGTGGATTCGGTGGTGAACTCACCTTCGGCGCGCATGCGAAGCTCTTCCTGCCCAAGCGCGGCCCAGCGTTCGATGTTCTTTTGTTTTTCCGCGGATTCGATATGGGCGTTGTCCAAGAATCGGAGCGTGAACTTTTTGATGAGCGGATTCGGGTTTCCGGACTCCACCTCTTTTTCTGCGCGCTCAGAGAGGCCAAGCAGCGCATCATTTCGGGAATGTGGCATGGCCGACCACACAAATCGGCCACGGCGATCAGCGAGTCTGGCAAGCATTTCGCCAACCCAAGACTCATTGCTAATGTCTTCATCGATGTGGACGATGTCGGCCTGAAACCCTTGTGGAGGCTCGCCCTCAGATGAGAAACAGTGGATCGTCCAGCCATTGGTAAGCGTGGCCTTATTCAGGTAGCTGGCGTTTTTCAGCACCCATGAAAACTCTTTGACGAACCGTGGCGGTATCAGCGGAGGGGCGGGCTTCGACTCCTTGCGGCGATGCTCATCCGTAGCAGGCCTGAATGCTCGCCAGTGCCCCGTCACTTCGTCTTTGATGATCCGGAACGCCCCAGCCTTAAACAGCATTGGGTAGACGACCATGCCGATGTGCGGCCAGTTTCTTCCGACGATTACGAGGTTGCCGTCCTCTTTGGGGTACTTGTCATATGGGTCCTGGCCCGTCGCTGCGCGGGCGTCCTCCACAAATGTGGACAGGCTCTTCCCACTGTTGTGGTTCGGCAGGCCGTCGATGATGTAGTTGTGCGCCCCGGGGACCTCAAAGTCCCAAACTTTCCCTTGCCCCAGATACTTGTAGGCGGTAATATACAAATGTTCATTACCACCTTCGGGAGTTTCAAATGGGACTGCACAATAAGATCGACTGGCCAGTTGAACAAATGCGGCAGTGGTACGAGGTGGAGCGCAAAACAGTGGAAGAGATAGGGCGATTGCTGGGCCGCAGTTCCAAGGTTGTGAACAAGGCGTGTAAGCGTTTTGGCTTTGTAATGCGCCGACGCGGGCCGAAGGGTGGCCCAGAACACCCTGGCTGGAAGGGCGGGCGACGACCAGACAAGCAGGGCTACATTCTGGTTCACATGCCAGAGCATCCTGGGGCGAGACAGAATGGCTATATAGGTGAGCATCGCCTTGTGGCAGAAAAGATGCTTGGTCGATACCTCCTTCCAACGGAGGTGGTGCATCACAAGAACGACACTCCGTACGACAATAGGCCCGAAAACCTTCAGGTGTTTGACACCAACGGAGATCATCTCCGCGAGACACTGGCTGGCAAGTGCCCAAAGTGGACGCCAGAAGGTCGGCAACGCATTCTGGAGTCAGTGCGGAAAGGAGGTCGATCCACTCGCCGGAAGCGGCAAGAACGCGGTGATTCAACGTGCAGCGAATCTCCCCGCCGTTGCTCAGGCGGAAAGAGTACAGATGGTTTCTCTCCTTTATGAACGGCCTGTTCGCTGTCGCCTTCACTCGCTTGCCGTCCACCAGAGAGTCCACCCAGAACTGCCCTGTGATAGCGTTGACGCGCCGATACTCCCGAACCTCTGGGTCCCAGATTTTCTGATCGCCAGCCAAGCAGCGGTTGCCACCGATTACGATGCGCTCCGACGCCACGCACTTGTGGAACTCATCCTGAAGCGGCATCGGCTCGTACAGCCTCAGTGCCTCCAGCTTGCGTTCGGCAAGCTCTATCTGCACGTCCTTCAGGTGAGCGAGGGCGTGCTGAGTCAGGCCGGCGGCGATGTCCCCTTCTGGCTTAGGGGGTGGCGGGATCGGCGGGTGCCGCCTCACCAGAGTGCCAGCCCTTGGTTGTCGATCAGCGACTGAAGCTCGTCACGGACTGACTGGTAGATTTCGTCATCCTCCTCAGTCAGGTCCTCGTACTTCAGTTTGTTCCGGAGGAAGTGGTCCATCTCCTCCGCCACCATCCGCCACTTCCACCCGTCCAGGGCCAACTGGTGCTCCTCCGATTCCTGCGGAAGGGTGAATCGCAACATAGCCTTCATGGGGTTTCTCCAGTGGCAGGGCCTGCAACGTGATGGCTGTTTCGATCAAACGCTGTCGAAGCTCGCCCTCCAGCTCCTCTTCTGTCCACAGCTCCAAGGGCTTTTTGGCACCGCCCATGGCAGTGTTCTGGCTGACCAAGCGAACAATGGTTTCGATCTGCTTGGTCCTGAACGCCCCCCCGGCCGGCGAATCGTAGAACTGCTTCATGAATGCGTTGGCAAAACCCCGAACACCGCCGAAGTATTCCATTACGACTTCTAAGAGTTCCGACGAGTGCGGGACGTTCGCACCCCCAAGTTTGGCGCTTGCTAAGAATAGGTCTACCGCTCCCTTCTCCAGCCCTTCCAGTTTCTTCTGGACCTTACGGCTGCGCCGCTCACGCTCATGCTTGGTGCGGCACTTCTTGCACCTGCCGTGAAATCCATCCTTGGACTTGTGCCAGTACTCTTCTGTCTCAGGAAACGACTTCTTGCACTGAATGCACGTTTTCGACATTGGTCCTCCAGACGTTCCCGTCCACCTGCACCGTCTTGCAGGCGGCGTCCACGGCCTTCTTCACGCCGGGAAATGCGGCGTAGTCATGGCCGGCGACCCACTGCTTGGCCTTGGGGGCCCAGGCGGCGAGGTCTGCGGCCACGGCCTCTTCCGTGTGCTCCGCATCGATGTAGACGATGTCAAAGGACTTGTTCTCAAACTTAGAGGCGATATGCGGACTGGCACCGACCGTGTGGGTGATCGGCTTGCCGGCCACGTTCCGCTTAAACACGTCCAACGGGTCGCCACGGGAACCGTCGTACTGCCTCGTCCCTTCGTCGCTCTCGTTGCCTAGCCAATGGTCCACGCAATGGACCTGCCGTGCGCCAGCGTTCAGAAACGTCAACGCGGAATTGCCAGCCCAAGAACCGATCTCCAAAACAGATGGAGCGTGCCCGTAGATGTTTTTGAAATCAGACACCAGCCTGCGAATCGACTCCACGTCACGCGGGACCAAGTCCATGCCCATGTTGTCGAACGCCACCTTCGGCAGCTTGCGGGCCATCTCCGGAGAAGGCCGCAGATCGATGACCTTTACATTGTCTTCGTACCCAGTGCCCCAGGCGTCTTTCAGCTTGTGGCCGACGCTGCTGGCCGAAAGGATGGCCGGCTTGCCGACGCACTTGGGTTTCCAGTGCCCAGCCCAGGCGTCCCAGTTGCAGAACACAGGGTTGTAGCCGAGCTTCGTAGTGCCCACCAAGGAAAGGTCACGGGTCTGCGTCACGTCCTCCGTGGAGGCCTTCTCCGCAGCGTACTTGTCCTTCCACTCGTAGTAGAACCACGGCTTGCTGTTCTCGTCCTTGGGCTCCGTGAGGTCGAAGCACCGCATGTCGTACATGATCAGACCCGTTGGCAGGGCTGCGCACTCTTGGATGCCAGCCAAGCTGGCGGCCGTGTGGCGGTCGTACATCTCCAGTTGGAAGTCAGGAGTGACGTTGTAGGACTCCCGGTTCTGCCAGCGGAAGATGTAGACACACTCCACCGGGGGAGGCCCGCAGTACGGAGCGCCGATGGCCACCGGGCCCTTGTGGTAGTGGTCCACCAAGAAGTCAAAGGAGGACTGAAAGAACGGCTTTGCCCCAGGCTGGCCGATGGCGACATCCGGGAACATGTCAGAGTCGATCATCACCAAGACATCGCACTTGGTCTCACGGGCCTGCAAGACGGCGCGGTTGCGCGTCATGGTGATCGGCGTGTCGGCAAGGTTCCAGATGCGGACGTTTTCGATCCGCGGGTCACGGGAAATTTCCGTGATGAGAGGAGTCATCCACTCACGGATGTTTGGGACTTCCGATGAAATCCCACCGTTGCCGCCGTAGCTGAACGTGACGAAGCCGACGTTAAACTGCTGCTTCACTTGTTACCTCCATGGTTGGTGGACAAGTTTACAGCATTAAGGCAGAACCGCCAAACGCTAAAACATCCAATCCGGCGGTTGCATCTGCTGCTGGCCCGCCATTGGGAATCCGCCAGTCAACGGGTTGCGCCACCCGTCGTTCACCATGTTGCCCGCCTTGCCCCATAGCGATGCGATGTCTGGCGCGCGCGGGGGAGGGCCGAATTGATTGCCAACTCCGCTCTGCACCTGATAGCGGGCGTTGTCATCGTTCAGAAGCTGGATCAGCGCATCTCGCTGGTTGTAGA